CTTCTTCATAACTATAGCGCCACCACCTTGTAATAAACTATTTAAAGCAGCATGTATATTTCTTATGTGTATTTTTCTACCATCTAATCCTTTAAGGAAAGTTCTTTTCGCCGCATTTTCAACTCGGCTTCTAAGATTCTTAAATGATGGGAGATTATCAAAGAATTGTTGTCGAAGTTGTCTGCCACTTGCTTTGCTTCCTCCAACCACGCTTCCAAGTTTGGAATCTCCTGCTCCGTACATAAGAGCGTAGATGAAAGTTTTGCTTTGATCTCTAGATTGAAGTCCTGCAATTTGTTGATTTCGTGAGTGTATATCTCCATTAATGATTTCATTTGTATAATCCTCGTCATTCATGTAGTGAGCAAGCATTCTTATTTCTAATCCTGAAGCATCTATGCCCACTAATTTATAGTCTTCAGGTACAATCCAACATTCTCGACATTCAGTTCCGTATTCACTACGAACATTAGGAACTTGTCCAGTATTAGGACTGCGGTGTGTCATTCGACCAGTAATTGTTCCGTTACTAATTACAAAGCCATGTATTCTATCATCTTTTTCTACAGCTTTAATCCAAGAATCTATTTGTGCAATTCTTTTTTGCAATAATAAAAACTCTGCAATAAGTTTTGCTTCAGGGATATGTTTAACTTTTGAAAGAGAAGATTCATTTACAATCGGTTGACCAGTTGGTGTGAAATTATTAGGTTTCCAACCAAAGTCTTTTAAGTATTCACCTATTTGTTTACGAGAACCAAGATTAAATTCTTGTAGTTTCTTCCTCATAAAAGGTTTCATATCACCAGTTAATTTTATTTCAGCATACTCATAGTCTGTTAAGCCTGACTTAGATAGTGTACCATCCTTTTTAAGTTTAGGTGTTACTAATTTTACATCAACCCATTTAGGTTTAAATGTAGAGCGTACTTCTTTCTGAACAATAGACATTCTTTCTCTTAAAGAAGAAGATAATATGGATGCTTTCTTTGTATCAAATAAAAAACCATCGTCTTCTTGTTGTTTTATAATTTTAAAAACATCATGTTCAAGAACCATAGATTCTTCTGAAAAACCTAAAGACTCTGAATTAAGATAGTGATGTATTTTTTCATTTAATATTACATCTTGTTTGCAATAAGCTAACATATCTTCAGTAAACACTTCCCAATCTTCAGGTTCTTTACCCTTCTCACATTTAAGAATACCACCCCAATTCTTTAAGCTGTGTCCGCCTTCTCTAGTTGGTTCAAATAATCTAGATAAAACTAAAGTATCAATGATTATCTTATCTTTAAATAGATCTACATTATATAGTTTATTTATAACTGGAATATCAAATCCCATTATATTATGTCCAATTAAAACTGTTGCGTCTTGTAATTTTTCAATGCCGTTCTCTATAGTATCAGGTCTATAAGATATGGGACTTTTTCCTAATTCTTTTATAACTATACAATGAATCTTATCAGGATTTAATCCATTAGTTTCTATATCAAATACTATTTCCATATTTCCCCCATTAAAAATCGATATCGTCAAATGTTTCTTCACCAGTTACCTCGTGCATTCGACCAGTATCTAAGTTATATTTTAAATTACATGCTAATCCAGTATCACCAGTATATCTAGATTTTAAAACTCTAACTCTAGTTGTATTAGCTTCTTCTGGATCTTCTGCTTGTTGATTTCTTTCTAAGGCTATAACACTATCAGATAGTTGACTTATTCCTTGTGAGCCTTTAAGATGTGATAGTGATACGACAACACCTTGCTCGTGTCCTCTATCTCCTGCGGCTCTACGAAGATGAGCAACCAAGAACATTCCAACACCAGTCTCTTCGACAAGAGAACGCAGTCTATTCATTAGTTGATCAATGCCTCGTCTTTCATCTGATTCGGTTATACAATTAACAAGCATATGTAAGTGATCTATTATTACCCACTCACATTGACATCCAATAATCATGTATCTTAATTTAGAAAAGATATCGTCTATATTTGTGACACCTAAATGTGAATGGATATAAACTCTACCTTGTTGAATTACTCTATCAAACAATTCGCTTAGTTCTTCATCAGTATATTTTTCTCTTTTTTCGGAAAGATATAAGCGATCATTTGCTTCGATAGATATGATTCCGTCTGCTGTCTTTAACCAGTTCTCTTCAAGAGCAATGATTCCTATGTTATCTTCTGTATTTTTTATAAGATAATGTGATAGCTCTCGTGTAAATGAACTCTTACCGAGTCCAGTTCCACCTGAAATTGTTACCAATTCAGACTTCCGCATTCCATATAGTTTTCTATTTAAACCTTCATAAGGATAAGCAATACTTTCTTTTATTTCGCGGTGCAACCATTTATCTTTTTCACCTGATAATTCTAGTATGCCTGAAGGTGTAAACTTCTTTGCTTCCCACCATGCTTTAGTAAATTCGCTGTATCTATTTTGCTGTAGCATAGCATTAGCATCTTTAAATCCAGTAGGTAGCGACATGATCTTAACCTTGCCAGGTTTTATAACCTTTGCTACATCTCTTGCAGCTTTTCTACCTGCTTGGTCATTATCAAAACAAAGAACAACTGATTCAAAAGACTCAACAAATTCTATACTATCTCTAATATCTCTGACTGCAGACTGTGCGCCTCGTTTAATTGAAACGACTGCCCATTTACTGTCCATCATTTCATGGACTGCCATAGCATCACATTCGCCTTCAGTAATTGTTAAATGTTTTCCACCAGTATTTCTAAATAGTTGTTCACCAAACAATCCTGTATCTTCATATGTTCCGTTGAATCTAAAATCTTTATCAGCAACTAATCTTGTTTTAGTTCCTACAATTTCATTGCCATTATAAAAAGGATAGATGTGTTTTGAAATCTTGCCGTCATTATCATAGACAATTCGAACACCATATTTTGTAGCAGTCTTTTCACTAATACCACGATCAGTAAGTTCTGCATAAACTCCTGTATAGGAATTTAAAAATGTAGTTTCTTTTGGTTTAGTTGTTGTAATAGTGTTGGTTCCGTTTGGATTTTTATAGTTTGTAAAGAATGTTCCGCAACTAAAACATTTAGCCGAACCATTCTTATTCATTGCTACTGGATCAGATCCACCACAACTAGGACAGGGTAATTTATATTCTACCCAATTGCTCTCTTGTAAGTTCATAAGTACATCCCTCAAATGAAAAGGGGTAGGCGATCCGAGACTAACTCCTACCCCCATAACTACCTATGTCGCATTGTTATCAACGAAATTACTTCGTAACAAATAAGTAACATCCTTTTGACATAAGTTAGTTAGTTTAATTTAAGAATCAGATTCGTCTGTATCTTCTTCTGATTCTACCTCTTCTTCAACTGAAACACCATCCATCATGCTTTGATAGTCAGCAATCAGTAAGTTTTCGAAGTGAAGAATTGAACCAATGATTTCTTCTATGTCTGCAACTGCTGTTGCTTTCTTAGAATTTAATCGTTGGAGTCTAGCCATTAGAACTCTTCCGCTTGGAGAGAGATCTTCGGCAAAGACTTGAACACCGTCAATAAGTACGTTTGGTTTGAAGTCTTCTTGATTTTGAGTATCTTCTGTCATTAGAATTCCTCTCCATCTAAAAGTTCAGCACCGTCTTCTGATCGGTATTCAATAAGATCAAGAACTTGGACAGCTTGAAGGTCTAAACCTTTGTAGTCTCCAAATTTATTTGATCCTTCGTATTCAGCATATTGAATTTTAACTTTGGATCCATTACCAACTGCGTAATTGACCTCTTGTTTATTAACATCCAATAGTCTTGGCGCAGGTCTGACCATTCCGTTAGGACCATTAACTTTTCGTTTAATGATTATGGCTTGACCTTCATCCATTTGTTTGAGTTTGTGTCCACGACTAGCAAAATCATTTGCAGTCTCATCATCAACAACAAGGTTGACTGTATACACAGGCTCAAAGCGAGTGTTAGGCGTTTTAATGCTTGCCCAATAAGCAGTTCCTTCTACAATTGCCATAGTTATTTACCTCCATAGCATTAAAGGGTTATTATTAATCACAACCTCGCTCAATAAAGCAGAGGATATGAGCCAATGAACCCCATCATCCTAGTATGACACTAAGTTAAGTGCATATTAGAGGGATGGAGATTGAGGGCATCATATACACTTAATGGCTCTTTTCGCTTTACTGCGCAAAATTGCCATGTAAGTATATCATAAGTGATACCCCTTGTCAAGAAAAATCGCATATTATTTATTGTGAAAATGAAACTGCGCTAATTCTTTCCAATATTGTTTTCTACATTTTGCCTTTTTCCATAAAATAAAAAAGGTTAATGTAATAGCTGGATGTATAACTACAAATAATAATAAATTTGTAAGTTCATATCCTAATCCAGTATATTGTCCTATAAGATATATAAATTGACAACATACTTCAAATAAATTTTCAATAACATCAATCATGTTCATAATCTTTGTCCTCATCATCTTTAAATAAATTATAAATCAGGTTATTGTCCCCGATTTCTTGCCTCACTTTTTTAAGAGGCACTAATGACTGTCCCATTTTCCAAATATAACCGTCACTAGATCTAGTTATAGTTTCAATAGCCTCAATAGTATCTAAAGATACCATGTTATCTATTACTTCCATAAGATTAGAAGCAAAAGTCTTAAGCTCTAAGACTTCACCTTCAAAATCTTTTACTTTTAAAATATATTCATTCATAAGTTGTAGTCCTAAGTTTAAAGTCTCAGTAGTCTAGCATAAATCACACCAAATTGCAAATTTATTTTCATGTATAAATTACAAAGCCGTTATCTTCAGTCTTGGCTTTAGCTTTAGCCACTAGACCAACAACTACATTGCGCGAATCTTTAAATCTCATGTCGTGTTTATCACCATCAATAACTCTACGACCACGAAAAGTTTTAGGAAGTTTTTGCGCAAATACGACTGCTATATTATGTTTAACTTTATCAAATAGCTGAGCATATTTATCATCAGCCTCGCTGTATGACCAAGTTAAATGATAATTAAAAATATAATCTACATTTCTTGTAGGAATTTTTGTGTAATCATAGAACTGTACTTGCGGAAACATCTCAAAGATATTTTGTCCGCCTTCAACAATGATATTCTCGTATGGTATATCAGATGTTCCGTTCAATCTAATAGCTGGTTTCTTACCTTTACGCTTACAAGCCTCAATAAATTTTATAATATCTAATACCAACAACGACATAAACTCTGCTCTGTTATTAAGAAACAGATCAGTCTTGCGCTTTCTAGATTCCTGGACTTTAGGAAACACTCCTGCCAAACCTGCTGTATTTAAACAAGCATCTTTACAACCTGCCTTAATTTGATAAGGACAGATGCGAGTATTAGTAGGATGTAAATGTAGAATACACGACCAATATTCATCTGATAGTTTATTACTCTTTTGAATTTTTGGATTGGTGTTTACTGATAATAGTTTATAAGTCATTAGACATCTCCTCTACATCTTCTTCGCACAACCCCTCAAGAAAATAACCAAGGTGTTTATCCGCTTTATAGGTTAAATAAAACTTTTTTACTGTTCCGTCTTCGTTTAAAACTTCGTTCCCGTCTTCATCAAATTTGTAGAAACTAATTGCTTTTAGTCCAACATATAATTCTTTTGGTTTACTCACCATTCACCCCCTCAAAATCAAGATCATCTGGTCTGCCATCCTCAATCAACCAACTGTATGCTACTTGTCCAACAAAAACATTATTAGATTCAGGATGTTGTTGATCCCTTAATATATTTTTAACTGTCTGTGAGAATCGTGCTGATCTATTACCTAAATACTTTTCTAAATCTGGAAAAGATTCAAATAATAATTCAGTTAATTCCATTTTTTTAAGTGCCTCATCTGCAACAGTTCTAACAGCATCTTGCGCACCCATTAATTCGTCTTTGATTTTACTCACGATTTTTCTACCTCTTTAGTTGTTGTTTCAAATACACAATGCTCATAGGCTTGTATGAATTCACCTTCTGACCAATTCTTTTTAGCATCTTCTTCTGATTCTGCCTCAACTTCATATCTTTCCCACCAATGACCAACTTGTTTTACATCTACAAAGTATCTTTCCATTTGTTTTACCTCTTAAAATGATATATTCTAGGATTTTCCAATCCATTAATTAATTTAATTCCTTTCATGCCACGCATTTTGTATATGCCCTCAACTAA